TACCATAGATCTTGAAATTATCTACACCTTCGTACTTTTTGTAGAACTCTCTACAATCACGAATAGAACCTGGAACAATAGGTTCTAGATTATCTCCTTCTAGAGTTTTATACTTTGACTCTCGGTTGGAGTTAACAAAGAGAGTTGGTTGAAACTCATCTTTGAACATAACACTCTTACCATTTTCATAACCACGGACGAGAACATTATTTCCAACCAATTGAATGTTCGTGTAAAACTTAAGTGACATAAATAATAACAAGGGAGAAATAGTATGGGTTATATCTATTTGATTGAAAATACTCTTAATCAAAAGAAATATGTAGGGCAGACTAAACAACGCCTTTCACAAAGAGTGTATCAGCACTTTCAACAGGCAAAGAAGGGAGTAGAGACTCCATTATACCACGCTCTGCGAAAGTATTCAAGGGACACTTTCAAAATCGTCACACTTGAAGAGACTGACCTTTTAGACGAAAGAGAGCAGCATTATATCGAGCTATACAACACTTACAAAGAGGGATACAACTGCGATAAAGGAGGACAGGGAATCACTGGTTTCAGTCATACTGAAGAAACTAAAAGGAAAATGTCTGCTGCTAAAAAGGGCAAACCGTCTCACCGAAAAGGTAAAACGAATATCCATTCTGCTGAAAGCAATCGCAAAAGAAGCGAGTCTCTAAAAAGAGCATACACAGAAGGTAAGCGCAAGGGGCAGGATTACTCCTGGATGAAGGGCGATATGGGCCCTAACAGTAAGGCTAGAAGGGCCCTTCGAGGGGCTTGACTTTTATCGCGAAGTTTGATATAATAGGCACCCTCATTACTTCACCAGGCTCTCGTATTTGTCCTTCAGTTTACTATTGGGTTCGGTAATCGTCAAGATTTTGTCCGAGTGAATCATAAATGTATTTTCAGTTGTGACATTAATCAACCAAGGTTGTAATGTCAGGGTCAAGTCGTCACTTAAAATGAATGGTTCCGTCATTTTACAATCAGGTTCACCAAGTTCACATGTTACTTCTTCAATCTGTGCCAACAGAATCTGTTGGTTCATCAGAACTAGCACTTTCAGATTGTCTAGCTTCATACTGGTCTACTCCGTCTTGGTACATTTTTCTTAATTGATTTACTGGTTCAGTAATCGTAATTACCCAGTCAGAAACCACAGGAATTACTTTATCAGAACTCAATGGAATCCATGGTTGAAGTTGAATTTTAGATGGCACTTGGGTTTTACCTTCTACCTGACTCATGTCAGCAACAAGTTGTGCCTTACAAGGATACTTGAGATAGTAACCAACCACCTTTTCTTCAAGAACCATCTCCTGAACATCTGCGACAATATCCTCGCCAGATTTCAGGAGTAAAAGTTTTACAGTCATTTTTTATAATTTCCCTATAAAGAGTATACCACAGGTTTATGTATTTGTCAAGAGGCAGACAAAAAAAGGGGCGGCTATGGATTTTGCCATAGAACCCCGTGCGGCGACGACATTAGTATGTAGATAGTATTTCTGCTATCCATTTTTTATGGTGTGGTCTTTGTCCGTGTGCAACTTTACATAGATTAGCCTTTGATAAGTTATGTTCTTTACAAAATGCCCCCATTCTATTAGTAATATATTCATTACCTTCAGGAGATACGATACGATAATTATGTCTAATATAATTATTATTGGTATCAGGTGTAGAGCGTGGACGAGATACACCACCTTTCCAGTTCCAGTGTAAGGGGCCACACATACTTCTACTCCTTTTTACCTTTGCGGTTTCGTATAGGTAGGAGTTGTAGTATCTACCTTTACTCTTCATATTGATATGGGCACATAACATTTTCTGTGTCCTTTTACTTTCTACACCATATCGTCTTTCGCATATCTTTTGCAAAAGTAGGTGGGCGATGTAGTGTTCTCTCCCCGTCAGCACAACTAATCTATCATTGTTACCGAATATACTTTTCGGGAATACGTGGTGTCTCTCTGTGTAACCAGGGGGGATAGGTCTGTCCTCCGCCCTTCGTATAAGGTTACAGTAGGCCCTTGTATAGTTCATTGTTATACGCTTTATGTTTGGCTATACTTATTTATGTGCAAACAAAAGGGGGGCCCAAAGCCCCCCTTTTACGCTTAGTCGCCAAACATAAGCAATACTATTTAGAGGTACTCTTTACGCTGATGATGTTCTGGAACAACCTTTGTAAGGGTCACTGATAGAAGTCCGTCTTCAAATACGACGTTGGAGACTTCTGTATCTTCAGCGAGGGTCCAGGATCGCTCAAAGTTTCTTCGAGCCAGACCCTTGTGGATAAACGTCCCTGTCTCGTCAGATGCCTCTTTTTCCCCCCTGATAAAAAGTTTTCCATACTCGGTGTAAGCATTTACTTCTTCCCTTTTGAATCCTGCTAGTGCGATTTCTAAACGCGTTTCAGTACTATTTACCTGAACTACATTATATGGAGGATAGTTTTGAGTAGATGCATTGAAAATTCTAGTGATGTAATCATCCATACCAATAGAATTTCTGGTAATCTGATGCATCAGCTGATCCAAATCGGCAGCATTATACTTCGTTAGATTGGTCATTTTAAGCTCCTTATTAAAGCGAGTTTGTGTTGTGTGGACCCTTTCGGCATCCATATTATATAGTATCAGGCATTCCCATTTTTGTCAAGTGTTATGTAGGGTTTACAACACCTAACTTGATAAGTAGGGGCAGGTAGTTATATTTTTCTGGTAACACTTCTATATCTTCAACATACTTCCAAGTTTGTCTTCTTGTAAGTTTTCCTAATACACCTACATCAACTTTAAAATATTTTGCCAAACTCTCCTGTGTAATATTTGTAAAGTCCTTTCTTCTTTTATAATACCATCTTATAACTTGCACCTCAACTTCTGTAAGTTTAGAGCGAGGGGGCACCCTCACCAGACATTTGCTCTACAAACCTCTCTCTGGCCGGTGCATATAATTTACTATTCTTATACTTCTGGCCCATATATATAACTGCGTGTAAGGCCTTACGCGTCTTTGTAGTGTTACCATATCTTTGTCTAAGCCCCTTCTCCAGTAATAAGTGGGCGACAAAGTGTTCTCTTGCAGTAAGTTTTACTACTCTCGAATTATTACCAAATATAGACTTTGGCCATATATGATGCTTCTCTGTGTATTGAGAGGGGGGTCTCTCTACTCTCAGCAACACGCATCAATGCACAATAGTGCTGTAAATACTTCATCTTTGTCTTTGTGGTTAGAAGTATTTATAAGAGTTGTTGCAAACAAAAAGGGGGCCAAAGCCCCCTTTTTACGCTGTGCCTTATCGATAACCACAAACAAGCACTAATATTTATCAATCAATAATACTCTCTCTCCACTCTTCACTCATATTCACCATAATTGCTTCTGCTGCTTCTGGTGTTTCAGCATATCCTTCATCAAGAAGGTATGAGAGAATGATGTCGTAGAGGTCTACTTGTTCTTTCCAAGCGTTTGGTTTTTCTCTGGTTGGTGTTAAACCTGCTCTTCTTGCTGCTTTGTTTCCAGTTCCAGTATAGTTCTCTTTCTTTCTTGGATTTTTAGCCATGGTTGGAGTCATTGGAGTTCCACCAAGACCTTCTTGATCAAAGTCTCCTCTACCAGAACCACGAATTTTTCTGATTTGAGCAACATTATCACCTTGTCCTCGCTTTGCTCTACCAGAAGCAGTAGAACGCTTAGCAATCATTTCTGCTGCTTTTGCTTTACCCTTTTCGCTGGTGATTGCTTCATCAAGTTGTTGATTTTCAACAACTTCCATATATAATTCTTGAAGACTACGAAGTTCTCTTGTGTCCATCTTACGAATACTTTTTAGTTATTTATAAAATACAAGAAAACGAAAAAAAGAGGAACAGTATTTACCGAACCTCTTTATAGGGTTTCCGACTTTTGTAGAGACCGCACGAAAGGAGTCTCACACTTATTTATTCAAGACATAAAAAAAGAGAGTGTGGAAACTCTCTTGGGGTTGTTTGGTTTTCTAGGATCAAAATCAGGATCGTAGTCATCTTCTCTTGGATCTATACGGGAATCCCACCAAAAGTATTGACATTGATCCAATCGTAAATGACATAACGGTCTACTGAGTTTCATTAACCCTCCTCTTCGGTTTTACCTCTCTTACCAATATTATATTTTTGTTCCAACACCCAATCCTGTTTGTCTTTATATGACAGAACTTTAATTTGATTTAATGGTGCAATATCAGCAGTTGAATCTTCTTTGACTATCGTAATGAGTCCCCAATCAGCAAGAAGCTTAGTAATACGATTCCTACGCTGAACATCATTAATAGTAAGATTAGCGTATTTACCATCTAGAGCAAACAACTCTTTGAAGTGGACAATAAAATACTTACCCTGTTTGTGAAGAATATGACAAGATTGATATAACTTCTTTTCTTTTCTAGAAGCAACACCAATACGAGTCAAGGTTTCTCGGACTTTAAGAAAGTCATCGGGTTCATTCAATCGGATCTCAACCATTTGGTCCTGAGACCAATCTACCTGAGGTTCAGCAGTCTGATTCATTTTTTTCCACCAGTGTCAAGTCGTTGTTTGATAAATTCAATTTGTTCATTAGATAGTATTTTCAGTACCTGAGATGCTTTCTCATTACTATAACCATAGTATTGTTTAACAAACTCTAAATCCGATACTTTTTCCTTTCTAAGCCAAGGAGAGAATCTCTTCCTCTTTCTCAATATATTTAGATAAAAATTATATTGCATGTCTTTATCTAGGAAATGATACTTATTCATCTCATTGGCAAACAAGACACAATCTAAGTGACCTGATAGACACTTGTTAACAATAAAGGGGGGATATTCTTTAACAAGAGTTGAATCTTCTTCAATAAGATTCTCTTTGGTAAAGTTGATTGAGTTCAACCAATCCTTCAATTCAGTAGTCATATATCAGAGAATCAATTTTGAACTTGGGGTTTTGATAGGAGAGAACATCTCCTCATATTTTTCAACTAGTTCGTCATTTACATTGGCAATGTAGACAATCCAATTCTTATCAATCTCCAGTTCCTTCTCAGTTCGTTTCAGAAGAGGAGCATAAGGAGCAAAACCAAGTTGTCCATCACCTTGGTTAAATGCAACAATTGCATTCATAACGACAATACTTAGGTCATTATCTTCAAGAACCTCTGCAACTACATCTTCACCAGAAGACATACGAAATACTTTAACGTTCATAATTTTGTTCAATAATAGTGTTTTGATAATACAAGTTGATAACCATACCTCCCATAACCAACCAATAGATTGTTATAAGTGCCATACCAACTCTAGTGGGAATACTTGTCATTTGAAAGTGCATTCTACCATTATCTCTGTGAGACAAGCCAACATATTTATTTCCTGATCCGCAACAAATCCACTTTGATACTGATACTTAGCAATAATGAGGACAGCAGCAGCAATCCCAGAACCTTCCAAGTGTGTATATACAGCATCGTAAATAC